TGGCATTACATCACCCTTGCATAACGATAGTAATCTGAGCCATCAGGCCCATATTTCCTCATTATACCCTCATTTTTAAAACCAAGCCATTCTGCGAACCTCTTAGCCTTTGCATCCTTCACTGCAATGCTGGCCTGGATACGTTGGTACTTGTACTCTTCCTGCATGTGATCAAACATATTGACTGTGTGCCGCGCTACAGTTCTGGGCCGCGCAAACGCTTCCTTGCCTAAAAGCAACCACGCTTCACCTACGCCCTTCCATATGTTGTGTACACCGCCTATGCCAAGCACAACATCTTCCTCAAAAAGTGTGTAGCCTCTAATATCTTTATGCTCAACTAATGCTTGTCGCCCTTCTTCAGAAAGGTCGAACATCAATTTAATATGTTGCACATGCTCTCGCGCAAATGGCAAAAATCTAAGCATCAAACGTGTTAGACCTTCTCATGATTGCAAGAATAGTCATGGGCAGTGGCTGAGACTGTTGCACCACCACCCGCGCATCATTATCGTAACCTGATGGAAAAGAAATCTCTTTGTCGCCTGTAAACATAGGCACGGCTGTATCCATTGCCATGCTACTATCACGAAACGGTATTCGATCAAGACTGCTGGTGTCGGGCCCGACCTCTGCACCTACGCTATTTAAAAAACGTGCAGTCACGCCATGAATGCGCTTTATCTTGCCCTGTGAAATGCCGTCGTCGGCACCCGCTTCCAAACGCAGTGTTTCAACAAATGAGTTGTAGTTATATCCTACATGCACCTTACCAGCGGAACGCTCTAAAGTGATCTTCCCCCCAGAAACAGTTTTGTCTGGATGTGTTGAGCCATCTGCCAAAATCTGCACAGTTTCGCCTTCCAGATGATTTAGACCTGTAATGCTAGTTGTGTCAGAGCCTGTATAAGTCAGCCCACTGTCAACAAAAAACGCATCCTCAATATCAGACCCAAAATCAATCGGCTTGAGATAGCAAATGTGGCGCACGGTAGAACTGTTGATTGTTCTCTTCACAGATACATACACCTGATCTTCTGCACCGCTGGGAATAGCTGTGATGCTCTCTACCACGCCACTATCGCCTAATGGGTGCTGGTGCCAGCCTACAGCGCCATTAGCGCGGTCATAGGTAAGCCCTACGAGAGTGCCGTCACTGTGGACAAACCAGAGGATAAGTTCTGGCTCTTGCTGCCAAACCATATCTGTAAGACCACCATTAGCCACATGCTCGGCTAAAATGGTCAGATCCACGCCGAGCAAACCGTCTGTATCCAAATCAAACGTAATCTCTTTAACACGCTCACTGCCCTTCTGGATTAGGATGGTACTGTTCCCAGCACGCAAGGGCCGCACATCAGACGAGCCAAAAGTGGTTTCACGCAAGACGTTGACGTTTGTAGGAGTGACGGGTTGCGCCCCTGTACCGCCTGACAGCGTAAACTCAGAGCTTGTAGTCAAAATTTGCAGGAATCTTCCAGGAAGCAAATGCTTGATGACGTTGACGCGATCTGACGCAATAGTGATGTTGATTGCGTCGTCATCGGCAGTGCCTGGTGTGTGGTTCTCAAAGTCAGCACTTTTGGAGCCAAAGATAGTCTGTGGCTGGCCTGTAGTGCCAGCAAAGTACAGACGCTCTTCATAGAATGCTACAGCCTTGGGAAACTTTTGATCTCCCCCAAAAGCACCCAAAGACCAACGAGTTGTCGGCGTGCCACTGCCAACAACACTAGCCGGCAAAACTCCAGTTGAATTTTTGAAAGTGGCTGTGACTTGTGTCGCGCTAGTAAAGCCTGTGATTTCTAAAAAACCAGAGCCGCTATGCTGAAATTCCCAAGTGATAGCACCGTATGTTTCAGAGCCAGAAAGGTGAACCGGCGGTGTAGCCCCAGAAGTATCTGAGCCACTATCTGTTTTTTTATAAACATTATCGCCAAACCGAACTAAATCATTTTGCGCATAACTGGTGCTTGCCGTCCATGCATCGTGTTGAACCTCAATAACCTCACGCAATCTAACCAAACGTCCCACATCAGCAGATGCAAATACACTTGCAGATGCCGTTAAAGTGATCCCACTACCAGTGTTAGCTGACGCATAGATAGTAGTTGTCGTCGTGTTTTCGTCTAGATATGGGCCGTCGATGAAATCTATATCGGCCAGCGTGAAGCTAGTAGCTGTTGTGCGCGTCAGCTTGGCTGGCTCATGGTCTTTGTGAGCAATGAACAAAACATCCGCAGACTGCACATGGTTCAACTCAAAGATTTCTGCGACTGAATAGGTGGTAGTTACTTCAACAATCTTACCTACAGTGCCGCCGCTACTGTATGTATCAAAGCCTGTGCCGTCGATGCCGGACAACTCAAAGGTGTTGGTGGTCTTGTTAGCCACCGTAAACTCACGATTGTTTAGCTGCGTCATGCCAGTGACACTGCCAATAAACACTCTGTCACCGTTGCTTAGACCATGTGATGCCGCTGTTACGACCACAGGATTGGCCTTGGTCGCCGCTGTGATTGCCGTAGTAGCTTCTGTGAGGATGCCGCCATCTTTGTAAAAACGAATGTAGTTGGCACCAAACTCAAGCACATACGCTTGCTCGTCACTGAACTCAAAGTTGATTAGCCTGATTTTGCCGCCATCTTTTGAGGCACCCGCGTAATACGAACCAGGGCGGCGTGTGATGCCACCCTGCGGAAAACTCACCATGTTGGTTAGTTCTTTTGCCGCCTCGTTGTATTTCTGTAGATCAATTCGACCTTCTAGGCGGGGCGAAAACTCTCCAGCGCGAAAGTTGGTTATAATAGTGGAAACACGCGCCATGTTAGAGCCTTACATCTATGAACTCGTCAGCTTCAATTCTCTCTGGGTAACCTTCCACGGCATCCATACCACGCGCTTCATTGAGGCGTTGCTGGTATAATTGAAATGTAACTTGAGCAACACTATTGCTGCCAGTAATCGCATACGCAGTTTCACTGGCTAATCTATGCGCTATGACGCTTGAACAAAGACTATCCAAAGTCTCTGTATCAGTGACCCTAGATATGTAAATAATGCTGCATGAGCTTTCATTAGAAAGCACTTTGCGACCTTCAATCTTAAACATTTTATTACTGTTATAAGCCGCCACCTCATTGTTTACCTCTGCATTCCAAAAGGAAATGACACGCAAACAGAAAGGATCAGTTGGCAACGCATATTGATGTGTAAATCCAAAAGATGGCGCAACAGCATCTTGTGCAAGGGTTGCCCTTGTAATAGCACAATTCCAATTGTGGGAGCGTAGGACAGTATCTCTTACTGTATCAAAGCGCCTGTTACACAGCCGCGCTTCTTTTGAGTTTTCGGTGAGTGATGTAATGGTTGCTGCACCCAGCAAATCCATAGCTTCGTTACAGATATCAACGACAGACGGCATCGCACACCTCTCAATGGAAAGAAGGGGCGGCGCACCGCCCCCTCAATGTTAGTTCACAACGTAGTGAATGATGAACGACATATCGCCGCCAGTTCCACCAGTTGCATTGAAGGTTGCCGCTACATAGTAGTAACCGCCTGGGTCAGACGATGCCCCTGCGTTTTCCCAAAGCTGTGCGCCGATAGTATTAATATCAGCAGCTTCGGTGCGCAGATCTGCAACCGCCGTTGTACCGTCAGCAACAGAGGTGGCGTAGAAATCTTCATCTACGACAGTTCCGTCAGTCTGATACAGGCCCACGTTGAAGGTACAGCTTCCACCAAGGCCATCGGCTGCAACTTGCAGTGCAGTGATAGACGCATTGGAAGGCAGCGGTGCCAGCATTACGATATCATCGTCAGTGCTGTCACCAGCCGCCAAGGCGATTGTACCCTGTGCAACGCGCAGTACACCGTGAAGCTCATGTGCGTCACTGGATACCTGCGGGGATGCTTCAAAGTTAGCAACCAGAGTCGAGTTTTTCGTCGTCATAGCTTACCTCTCCTCTTAGTCAGGGGTTTCATCACAGAAGATCTGAACAACTTTGTCCTCTTCCATGCGCACCGATCCGATGCTCATGCAATAGTAGACCTGAGTTGCATATCCCTTGTCGGCGCGTTCATCAATGCGTGCGCTGATGTCTTTGCCGATGCCGAGAGTCAGACCGTCCTCTGCCCAAGCGAAACACTTACGAATATCGTTAGTATCCACGGACAGACGGTTGGACATGATGAATTGGAAGCCCATAAAGGTATCCAGTTCACCTTGGACGAGAGCCTTCACAGTGTTGAAGTCACTGCTGGTGACAGTAGTGTCGCCAAGTAGGTCTTCAATCTGCTTTGGGCCTACCGCGATATAACGCGGGATTGACGGATCAACATCGTTGAGATCCATCTTGCGCTTTGCTTCACGCAACTTGGCAAGAGTCAGTCCATCGTTAGACGAGGACGAACCTACCGAGTTTGCTGTTGCGTCAAGGTCTGCGCTACCAGAACCAGTTTCGCCAGTGTTGGCGGTGCCGGTTGCGGCAGTAATGATGACATCATCCATAGCACGACCCATTGCTGCGGCAGCAGCGCGTGCATAGGAAGAAGTCGGGTCAATGAGCATACGCACCTTGTCCTGATCGTCTACGAGATCTGCGTACTCATAGTCCGCAAGGCTCAGACGACGCCGGTCATGGGGTGTGTCCATCTGGGGGGTATCGGCATGGCGGCTGGTGCGCAGGGCAGCAGTAGCCGAACCGATCTGGTCGATGAAGGCATTTTTACCAACAACATTCTCAACGCGAACCGCATCACGCAGACGAGAGCCCATCTGCTGTGAAAGCATCTGCACGTTTGCAGAATACTGTTGCACAAATGCCGTAGTGACTTGTGTAGACATTAGCCTACCTCCTAACTACAGTTACATTTTGGCGATTTGCGGTGTGCTACCCTTGCGGACACTCCTGGCCTTTTTGGCCGGCGTCGGGCCTCCGTCTTTCCGGCTGTCAGCAGGACGACTTTCGTCGCTACCCTGCACCACCCAATCATAGTACATCTGTGCCATGTGGGCTGGATTCATGATATCACGTTGAGTGCCAAACTCAATGGCTATCCTAAGACACTCTAAACGCAGTTCAATTCGCTCCTCATACGTCATGGATCATGCTCATCAGTTCTTGAACATGATTGATAGCATTCTGCCGCGCCGTTACATTCTTGCTGTCCCAGTACGCATGGCTTTTATCGTTCATGATTGCGTCGATCTCAGCCTGCGCTTGCTTGGGTGTCATGCTGTAATTTGCAGACGCACCGTCAATGCTATCCTCGCTAGTCACGGTAGACTTGAAGTCTGCCATAGCTGCGAAAGCCTTGATGAAAGCAGGGTGATTGCCAACCAAAGTGCCATCTGATAACTGCATATCAAGGATACCATCACCAGCAAACTCACGCGCTGCACCCGATGCAGCATTCAGCTTGGCATCGTAGTTGTTGCCCCACTCACGGCGCAGTTCCGCTTCAGTATTAGATGCCTGATCTGCCACCATCTGCTGCATTTGTTCCGCAGAGTTCGACACAGTAGAGCGATAATACTCCAACACACCCTGCGCCTGATCCGGCGTGAGTCGTAATTTGTGAGCAATATCAGCGTATTGACTTGCAACATCTTCTGTAATTACGTTGCCGTCTGCCTTAATCTCGTAACCATCTGGTGCCTCTGGGCGACCAAGTCGGCCATAGATGTTGTCGAGATCTTCGTCTGTTGGGTTGATGGGCAACGGTATCTTCTCCGAGCCGATCAATCTCTGTGCGTTGACGTATGAACGCGCTAGGTTTTCCACATCCTTAATAGGCCCAAAGCTGGGGTGTTCGCGGATGTCCTCCGGTATCATGGTCAAGAAGTCGTTACCAGACCCGCCTTGCGCTACCTCTGCCGGTGTTTCAATCGGCGCAGCATCAGGCTGGGCTACCTGTTCAGCCACTTGTTCTGACATTTAGTCCTCACTCATCATGTTGTGGATATGAAGGATTACTGCACGTTTTCCTTCCTCAAACGCTGTGGCATTTGCATCTCCCGCCACATAGCTTGAAGCACGCCAGTTACAGCGTGCCTCAAGATCTCGTAGTACCTGCTCTCCAGCGTGATCGCTAAACACGCCCTTGTACATCTCTCGCAGCTTCTTAACTTCCACCGCCATCGCCTACCATCCTTACTGCTTGTGCGGCTTGTGCAGCCGTATAAACGTCCTCTGTGTCCTGTTGGCGCTGCATCTGTTCTGCCTGTGCCGCAGCACGCTCTTGGCGCTGCTGATCCACCTGTGCCTGTGGCAACAGTACGTCTTTCGGCACACCCAGAGAGTCCACGATATGATTGACCAGCCCATCTGGGTTGAGGTGGTCGCCAACTGGCAGCGATTGTGCAAGAGGCAGAAGTATCTCCAGAGCCTTCATCGTGCCATTCAGACTGCTGGACTTCTGTGCGCGTGCCAGTGGCGATACATATTCGATGTCTACATCTTTGCCTTGCAGTATCTCTGGCGGCACTGCAAGCATGTCGTTGCGCAACATTAACGCAAACACACGGTCAATCATGGGACGCAACATCTCATTCATCAACCGCCCCAGAACCGGCCCTATAACGCGCATACGCTCTTCCTGACGCTGCACTACCTCAGTAGCCGTCATGTTAGGCGTTTGTGCAGATAATAGCTGGTCTACATAGAACGCAGAGCGAATAGCGCCACGGCGCTGTTCTTCCATTTGCAAACCAATAGGAATGTTTGCGCCAGTGTTAAGTGGCGTAATCGTATCCCTTGTGCCACTCCTGAAGAAGTTAAGGCCACCTGGCTGCGTGCGGATGGGCAGAAGGAACCCGTCATCAGGAACAAGTAGTGGAGGGTCTATTTGTTTCTGGGCAGCTTGGATGATGGTTTTTGACATCAAGTTAAGCATCTTAACGTCAGGCAACGCCACCATCGCAGGTGACCGTCCCATTACTTCACCAGTTGCCTTGAGGAAGCGCGGGACAATGTACGGAAACTCTTGGAAGCCGCTGATCGCTAACGGCATTTTCGTTTCCATACAAATATAAACTGACGCAAACGGCATGTTCTTGTTGTCGCGCTTCGTGGGATCACGATCATCGCGCGGCAGAACAGCGTGCAGCAGCGTTACCTCTTCATCAGGCTTCTTTTCAAATGTGCGCTGGATAAACTTGCCTACGTTCTCCAGCCCAAAGCGTTGCACAGCTTGCCGTGCAGGGATTTTGTACTTACGGAACACAGTATCAACCAAGCCAAACTGGTCTTCCGCAACGTAAAACTCGGAGATGTGGCGCGTGCTAAAGCGTAAACTTTCGCCATCCATCTCAACAAACATACAGCCGGTGCCAAAAACAACGAGATCCACATACAGTTCGTGTACCTCAGTCTCAAAGTTTGAATGATTAAACGCTCTAATCATGCGCTTGCTGCTGTCTTCCAGCCAGCGTTGCACCAGATCATCACGCCCAACTTCAGGATCTTTCATCGCAAGATGGAACCAAGGCGTAGCACCGCTGGTCAACATGCCATGCAATGAAGCGGAAAGAAGGTCTACAGCCTGTAATGCCGTGCCATCAAAGATATTTTCTGTACGTTTTTCGCCACGACTACGCTTGCGCACAATGTCGGCTTTGCGTGGCAACATGAAGTCTGACAGTTCTTGATAGTGCGTGTTCCAATTATCACGGCTAGTTTCAAGAGCGTCAAAACGCGCGACGAGTTCTTTGATGGGGTCCATATCAGCCACCTAGCCTAGTAGTGTCGGAGTTTGTCCTGTCGCCGTTTCTTCCCCCAAAGCACCAGCAACTATGGTAGCGCCACGCCCCTTACGCTTGCCTGTGGCTTGACGTAGGGACTCAGAAGCCAATGCCTCTGCACGCGCAAAGTCAGTCTGTGCTGGCGGCTCTGGCGGCGGCGGGGGCGGGGGCATAGTAACTCTAGGGGTGAACATAGACATCAGCTACTCCTGTTAATTAGTGCGCAACAAAACGCCATAACCTTCTTCAACGTCTCCTGCGCCACCTAAACGTGTTCCACGCGTCCGACGCCGATTGCTACCACCGCCGCCACCACCACCCATCAGCGTCGTGTCATCAGGCACGATTTCCGGTGTGACTTCTGGTGTAACTTCTGGGGTTACGTCATCTCTATCTGACTGCATTCCTGTTCTTGAGGGGTCAAACTCTGGACGCCCAGAATAAACTCTGCCGCCAAAAAGGCCACGCGACATAACTCCAACAACTTGTCCACGCTCATCGCGCACTGGCTCCGCAGTGGTGGATTGTCCTCGTAAAATGTTTGCCTGCCTCTTAATAGAAGCCTGCCCTATGGCATCTAATGCCATGCCGGTGAAGCCTGGTATGCGTGTTTTCTGTGCCTCTCGCGCCTCAAGCTCTTGCGCAGCCTCAATATTTCTACGAAATGCGCGTTGCGTATCGCCTATGAATGCGCCACCTGCTTGGCTTTTTGCCGCTGCACGACGTTGCTCTTGTAAACGAAAGTCTTGTGCGCGTGCGCCACGCTCGTCAGGGCCACCACCTGATCCCATATCAATGCTCCTTCAAGGCGTGAAAACCAATTTTGCCTGTTTCAGTACGCAACCAATAGCAGTCACTATATCCCATTTCGACAAATGTGTCTTTCAAATACCTGCAACCAGCTTTTACGCTTTGAAAGCCACCAAAAGCAATAAAGTCCACAACCCAAGGACTGTCACCACAACCGCGGAAGCCGGACGGCGGGAACTTGCCGGTGCGCACATAGGTGTCGATGTGGTGCATCTCAGGAAAAGCCCATGTCGCAAACACACATGGAAAGCCTGTTTCATCTTCAACAAAAAGATAGTTGCCCAAAGCCAATGGCGGCTCAATAAACTCTTTCATGTCCTGATCACTATAGTCTTGGTGGTAATGGCTTACCGCCATCATGGCCGTGGCTTTTTTGAAGTGATGCAAGTCAACTATCATAACGTAAACGGATTGTAGTCGTTCATTGCAATCTGTTGCGGAGGCTTTGTAAAATTTTGTTTATTCTCCAGCCCAACAGCCAAATACCTAAACGCATCCGCAGCATGGCTCGTAAAGTCATGGCGCGGGTGATCTCTGAAAACTTTTTTGCGTTCATCCCATTCCTGCCA